AATTTTACCTGTAGGACTTGTAGCATTGTTTTGTAAACCACCAAAGTCACGGTATTCAACCTTAGCACGACCAGTAAGTTCTTCAATACGAATTGGTGATGCTGCATCCCAAAATAAGTTCACTGCTAAACCATCTTCAATATTATGGATGATTTTATCAATGCGATACTTGGTAGCTTTAAGGTAGTTTGAACCTGTAGGGTCTACAGAAGATTGAACCGCTGGGTCAACAACTGTAGTTGAGGAGACATCAGACGTATCTAAAATCCCCTCTAACTTAACAACTGTTCTAGCTGCTCCGTCCTCTAAGATTTGAATTGAGGTTACGTTAGCCATTACAGTCTCCTATTAACGTGATACTTCTTGAGCAGCCAATACGTAGTCAATTGACAATGTATCAGTAGTTGCTGTTGGAGTAACTTGGTATACTGGTGTTAGCAAAGCATTAGTTAATGTAGTAGCAGATGCACCAATTGTTGGTGAGCTAATACGAGCTACTAAGCTATCAGAAGCATATACTAGCAAGTCTGTACCATCATAGTAGAATGCTACATCTAACCAAGCACCAGCAGCAGCAGTAGCTACACCTGTTGCAATAGTTGTTGAAGTAGAACCTACACGACTTACTAAGTTAACTGAAGTAGATGAAGCTGGTTTAGTAAACCAAATACCATCTGTTGAAGTAGCTGAAGTACCTGTTTGCAAACCAAACAAGAAACTCTTAGTACCTGATACAGCAGCAGGGTTAACACGAGCTACATACCAGAACTTTTGACCAGCTACAAATTGGAAACTATTGTGTGCACCAGCAACAGTTGTTACTGTTGTTGCGCCACCTGGTGTAACAAGAGCTACACCGCCTACGCCATCAGTGATAGCGAATGTTGAAGATGTACCTGTGATAACATAGTCTAATGTTGTAGTACCTACTGTAAAGTAGTCATTAGCATAAGACACTGCATCCAAACCAGATGTACCAGATGTATGGAATGGGTCTGGGAATGGGTAGTTACCAAGAGGTTGTGATGCTGGAACGGTTGCTACACCGCTCAAAAAACGGGTTGGTGATGACATAAAAAACTCCTTGACGTTGGACACCCAACGCTCTAACGAGCGTCAAATGAGTTATAAAACTTACCAGCCTTTTTTAGGGACTGTAACTGGAGGGCGTTTGCCCTTCTCTTTTTCTTTTTCGTAAGACATAAATACTCCTTGAGAATAATAAATAGGCTAGAATAAGTATTGTCTATTTAATCCTAGCACTTAACCAGGAACCTATCTACTAGTTAACGATTAAGGACCGTTTACGCCCCATACAGCACGTGGGTCTGTCCAACCGAATGAATAACGCTCGTAACCTTTTGCTTTCGCATTCATAGTATCGAAGTCATTATCTTGGTCGAATTGTACAGCAACACGTTCGTAATATTTCATACCAGTTTTACCTGGGATGCTATTACGGATGAACCAAGCGTGTGGAGATGTAAAGTAATGGTTAACTTTAAAACCACCTGGTAAGTAGTTACCAGACTTGATTACGTTGATGTCATTGTTAGCATTGCCAGTTTGGTATGAAGAGTTCAAGATGCGTTGAGCATTGAATACTTCTTGACGTGCAATATGCAATGATTGAGGCATAATGTTGATTAACAAACCACGGTCATTTTGTAGACCCATGATTGCTACCAATGCATCTTCCAAAGCTGTTTCTGACAAGTCAGCTGCAACTGTTGGAGTGTTAGCCCATGTACCACCTGAAGTGTTTACGTGTGCTGTTGAACACAATGATACACCGTCACCACCAACATATGAACCGTTAAACGCACGGTTGTAGATGTTAGCACCTACGTTCTCTTTCGTTTGACGGAAAGACATCGCAAGAGCAGCAGCACGACGACGTGATACTTGTTCATACAAGTTGTCATCCAATTCTTCTTTAGTTACAATGTAACCCAATGCATAAGCAATGTGTGTGTAACGTGTTGTGAAACCTTGGATTTCAGAATCGTATTGAGTACCAGCGCCTTCAGGTTTACGTGGCACTAGACCAAAACCTGTCAACTGTACATCTTCTTCGTAGTTCTGATTAGATGTTTCTGAATCGAACAAGTCTGTATATTCTACAGCATGCTCGTCGTATGTTTGACCCCACCATTGACGGACACCAGGCCAGAGGGCCTTAGGATGACTCGCAGTAGTAATTAAACCCGCCATTTTATTCTCCTATATTATCTATTAAACACCAGTACGGCCTGTAGCAGCACCCATGTAGTTATGTACATTGAACTTAACGAGCAATGCAGCATAAGCACCGAAGCCATTATCAGGACGTTGTACTAGACCCAATACTGCCAATGGCAATGCATTAGAAGTACCTGGAGTTGTAGCAACTGTAGATGAGTAAGGAGCACCATTACCCAAAGTTGTTTGGTTAGCTGTAACAGTAACAGCAACGTTTTGACTCATGTTAGAAGCAGCCCATGATGTGCTGTCACCTTGAATTTCAAATACTGTTGCAGGGTCTGTTACTACGTATAAGTAATGTGCACCAGCATTCAATGGAAGGTATGTCTTCTCTAAAGCTAGAGAGTTACCAACTAATGATGTGCCAGGGTCAGCAACACGGATACCAACGATAACGCCTACTGGTAATGTACCAGCAGCAACTGTGCCAGCCCATTTAGTTACCAAAGGCACGCCATCTGCATCAGCGCCACCAGCTACTTGAACGATATCACCGATTGCATAAGTGTTAGAGCCATCGTTTGCAACTGCAAAAAGAGATGCGCCTTCGCTCCACACTGTACCATCGGCATTCTGAACAGGGCTTAGGCCCTTTGGACGATTAATATTCGCCATTTAATTCTCCTTAGAATTTATTAGAATAGCCATATTTGATGCCTTCATTCGGTACGTAGAAGCCATCAGACGAACCGTCTTTAGGATTACGACCATTACGAATAGAGTCATCAATTGCATTGTTTTTCGCTTGTAGAGCTGCTTGGTCTTCCAACCACCACTCTTTGCGAATCTTCATTAGATAACCATACTGTTCACCTTCTTTAGCAGAAGGGTTAGTAAGGAATCTTACTTTATCTCCAACATCAGTATTACGAGATACAACGTTAGTTTTAACATTACGAACTTCTGTTGGGCTTACGAATTCCCAACCACCTGAAAGAGCCTGCTCAATGCGGCCTGGTGTATCATTGAAGATACGAACTTCGTAATCTGGTAGGTCAAAGTCTACAGACATTTTACCCTCAGTGCCATTGAACACGTTACGACGACGTGCTACTTGACCATCAGTACGGTCTGTGTTACTACGAACTACTTCAGATTGTTTCGCTAATGCTTCTGCTTTTTTCTCTTCGATTGTCTTTGCTGCTGGCATATCTATCTCCTTATTCCCAGTCATACAGGTCTACATACTCCTGCTTGCTTTTAAATAAACCTTGTTTAACAAACTTATCACAAGCTGCTTTCGCTTCTGATGGTAAGTTGTCATACGTCTTCTTACCTGATGAGTTAGTGTTGCCTCGGGCACCACCACCTTCTACAGTGTTACGACCTTGGTTAGGGTTTCCATAAAGTTCTGGGACACGTTGTTTTAGTCTCTCATCTAACTTATCTAAAAATGCTTTACCTCGAAGGTTAGGGAACTCTTGGTTAATTGTAGCACCTAATGCATTAGCAATTTGAGTTGCTTCTTGATTAGAACCGAACCATTTGTTATTATCAATCCACTCAGAAAGAGATGGGTCAACTTTAACTGGTTCATCAACCTTAGCTGGTGCAGGAGTTGGCTCCTTAGCACTAGCACGTTCCTCTTTGACCTCTTCAATGCGGTCTTCAAGTTCAACCACTAAGTCTGCATCACCCTCACGGATGGCTTCCTTACGTTGGGCTTTTAAAGCTTCCAACTCGGTTGACAATTCTTTTTGTTTACGTTCGAAAGCATCTTTCTGGAATTGTTTAAACTCCTCAGCAGTTTGCCTAATTGCTGCAATCTCTGCTGAATGCTTTTCACGTTCTGCGTCAAGCTCTTTTTTGAGTCGCTCATTGTTAGCACGTAGGATAGGGTTAATCTCCTTACCACGTTTAACAAATGTATCAGCGTCTACCCAATCAGTTTCATTACCACGAAAGTCTTCTTTAGGTACCCACCCAAAACGCTTGGCTTCTTGTTCCACACCAGAGGTGTCTACTTGTTGTTCGTCACTCATACTTCTTCCTTATTTTCTAATACATCATGTGTTGCTACAATGTCTAAGTCATTAACCATTCGGTATTCATTGCCGTCGACAGTTTCATTCTCTTTGTATAACAAACCAGAATACTTACCGAACGTTACAATGTCTCCAACTTTACACCAAGGTTCTGGTTGGTCTGCATAGGCTGTAGAACCCATTGCAACTACCGTACCTTTCATCTGAGCTAGTTGTGCTCTATCAGCTGTTACTTCAGTCTCGATGATAATACCTGATGCTGTTTGTTTCTTAACTGAGACTACCTTGATTAGCACACGATGCCCAGCTGGATAAATCCCGCTAGTGTTTTGCATCTGTCAATCCTTCCATTAACTCTTCGTAAGTTAGGTCTAATATATTTGACACACTCTTACAAATACCTTTTACTTCTGTTTCTTGCTGCGGGTCATAAGCACCCGTTATTACCAACTCCTTAAGTCGCTCTCTACTATTGTTGAGGGCTTTCTTAAAGGCCTTAGTTACTGCACTACGCTCCCACTCCTGGAAGTCCTGCAGTGTTACTGCCTGCTGCATCTACTACCTCCTCTTTGTCCATCTTCACAGCTTCCATCATTGTTTTAGCTGCTTTGAATAGACTATCTCTATGTGCCTTCTCGGCACCTATTTGGGCATTGATAAGGGCAATTTGATGACCAGTATCAACACCATCCGCTTCAGCAAGAAGCTTGAGGGCTTCAGCTTGAAGTTTGTCAATCTGAGCTTGGATGAGTTCACCCTTTTGCATTAGCTCTAGACCAGCAAGCTTGGTCTTCATTTGAAGCTCAGCTTGTTTAGATTGTTGTTTCATTTGCTCGATTTGTACCTTCGGATTTTGTGGTGGAGGTACAGCGTTAGGACCTGTTGGGTCTGGCAAGATTTTATCAATTGCTGGGACCTTAAGGGCTTCCAAATATCTCTTATTAGCTTCGTATAGATTGAAACCAGGTGAGCCATGTGCTGCTTGCAATACAGCTTGTGCTTGCATTAAGCGTTGGCTATCTGATACAACGTTAGGGTCAGCTGTTGGTGTAATGTCTTCAATAGGACCTGCATAATCTTCAGCCAATACTTTCTTGCTACCAAACTCAACTTGCTTGTCTAAGTACAACTGGTTTAAACGATAGTGTTTACGGAACTCTTGTTTCAATGAACGGTGTACACGTTTAAAGATACCAGTGAAAATCTTCATACCTTGCTCAACCATATTGCGGCTGGTTTCTGCTGGTGTGTTTTGACCAGGGTTCTCACCAACCATAATCTCTGTGGCTGAGCCAATACGTTCACCGTAGTTGATTAGCAAACTTAGGAGAGTGAACAACACTTGTGAAGGTTCACGTACTGGAAGAGGGAATACATTCTTACGAATATCATCACCAGTTGTTTCTACTTGCTTCCACTCAAGCGGAGCAAATGACTGGTTGCCACCTCTAATCTTAATACCTCTACCTAAGAAGCCACCAGCTGTAACAGACATAGTGCCTGCATCAATAAGCTGGTTAACCAATGTATTAATAGACTCATTCAATGGACCTAGCAATACACCAAAGCCTAGGTCATAGAAGCCACCATCTGGTGAAGGGATGAATGAGAACTTAGTAAAGTATTGTTCTGGGTGAATGAATGCAATGCGACCATTAACCCGTTCAATGTTGTTGTCGAAGAAGTTAGCTACAATGCGTAACACCTTCTTGCTGTCTTTAGCAATGGTTACAATGTAAGGCTCAGCATAGCCGTCACCATCCAAGTCAATGTAACGATGTTGCTCTAGAATCTCGTAAGGGATATCTGGGTCATCATTAGATGGATATACACCTTGTTGTTTGTCTTGATTTGGATGAGGGTCTTTTGATTGCGCTTGTGCAAGGTCTACTTGTCTATATAACCCACGAGTAATGCGTTCATGCAAATCGTTTTTGTTCATGTACAAAACATGAGTGATGCGGTTAGCAGTTTCTAAACTCTTAGTCCAGT